TCTGCTGTACGCGCAAAGCTAGACCACATATCCGGTGACTTTCCCGGAGCAACTATGAGGTGGGCCAAGCAGCGAGAGCAGCAGATAAAACACGAGAGGAAGACAAGCGAATAGCCCTTCCATATTTAATAAGCCAGTATCCACAATGTTTAAGCACGGAGTTTAATAATGGCTACATTTATTGATGAGCGTCCCGAAGAGGATGTACCTACCGAGTCCTTTGAAGCTGTAGAAGAAGAAGAAGTCACAGAAGAAACAGAGGGTAGCTCGATACCAGATAAGTATCGTAACAAGTCTGTAGAAGAACTCGTACAGATGCACCAAGAGGCTGAAAGGCTGATGGGTAAACAGAGTTCTGAAGTAGGTGAGTTACGTAAAGTGGTAGATGAGTACATCAATCAGCAGACACAACTCGTACAAAAGCAAGACCCTGTCGAAGAAGTAGATTTCTTTGCAGAGCCTGACAAAGCTGTAAGCAATGCTATAGACAATCATCCGTCTGTAAAAGAAGCAAAGCAGATGGCACAGGAGTACCGCAAGTCCTCAGCTCTGGCACAGCTTCAGTCGAAGCATCCAGATATGAACAGTATCCTCCAGGATTCTAAGTTCATGGAGTGGGTAAGCAGTTCTACTATGCGCACTCGTTTGCTTAAACAAGCAGACCAGCAGTTTGACATTGAGGCGGCAGACGAGCTTTTCTCTAATTGGAAAGAGCGTCAGGAACTTCTAGGTACAACTGCTAAAGCTGAACAGTCTCAGCGCAAGCAGCAAGTCAAAGCAGCCGCTACTGGCAGTGCTAGTGGTAGCAGTGAAAAGGCTTCTAGGAAAATCTACAGAAGGGCAGACATTATTAATCTTATGAGAACCGACCCTTCTCGCTACCAAGCTCTATCAGATGAGATTCTGAAAGCCTACGCAGAGGGAAGGGTCAAAAGCTAAACTATAGGAAACTATCATGGCTCTTACTACTTCTACTTATCCCGCTATGGGCGGGGCTGTTGACAATACTTCAGCAGCAACTTTTATCCCAGAAATTTGGTCTGACGAGGTAATTGCTGCCTATCAGAAGAACCTTGTTCTGGCTAACCTTGTTACCAAGATGTCTATGTCTGGCAAGAAGGGTGACACTCTGCATATCCCGAAACCTGTTCGTGGCCAGGCTAACGCCAAGTCCGCTAACACCGCTGTTACCTTGCAGCAGGATACTGAGAGCGAAGTAGCTATCACTATCGACAAGCACTTCGAGTACACTCGTCTTATCGAAGACATCACTGACGTTCAGGCTCTGGCCTCACTGCGTAGCTTCTACACTGGTGATGCTGGTTACGCTCTGGCAAAGCAGGTTGACGATGATCTGTTTGCTCTGGGCAAGTCTCTGGGCGATGGTGACGGCTCTGACTGGACTCACAGTGCAGTATACTACCCGGATGCCTCTACTGGTCTGACAGCCTATGCTGTTGACACTGTAGCTGCGGCTGATGTGTTCACTGATGTTATCTTCCGTGATCTCATCCAGTTGGCTGACGATGCTGACGTTCCTATGGACGGTCGTGTGTTCGTTATCCCGCCGAGCCTCCGCAATGCCATCATGGGCATTGACCGCTATGTGTCTTCTGACTTCGTAGATGGTCGTGGTGTCGCTAACGGTCTGATTGGTAACCTGTACGGCATTGACGTATACGTTACTTCTAACTGTCCGACCATTGAGACTGCTGCTGAAAACTCTGCTGGTGGTGCTGTTAAAGCCTCCATGCTGGTTCACAAGGACACTATGGTTCTTGTTGAGCAGATGGGTGTTCGTTCTCAGACTCAGTACAAGCAGGAATACCTTGCTAACATGTACACTGCCGATACTCTGTACGGTACTGGTGTACTGCGTGCTGACTCTGGTTTCGTACTGGCTGTCAACGCCTAAGCAATAAAGAGTAAGACGGGGGTGTAAAAGCCCCCGCATCTTTTAAATTTATGCCAATACACAAAACAATTAAAGGCTGGAAGATAGATAATGTTCCCGGCTACTCTAAAACAAAGAAAGAAGCCGAACAACGATTAAAGGCTGTGAAAGCGTCACAGTCAAGAAGGGGCAGGACTAAATGACCGACTATACTAAAACAACGAATTTTGCTACAAAAGACTCGCTGCCCTCTGGTAATCCTGCTAAGATTGTCAAAGGCACAGAGATCAATGCTGAGTTTGACAACATAGCAACCGCTATTGCTACCAAGTCAAACAAAGCCTCTCCTACTTTTACAGGTACTCTTACAGCAGTTGATGCTACTCTTTCTGGTAATCTGACTGTTGCGGGTAACGCAACAATATCAGGCAACCTGACTTTTGGTGATGCAGCTACAGACACAATTAATCTAGCTGCCGATGTTGCCTCAAA